ATGTTTTATAATAACAACACCAGACCTAGACAAAAAGCCTTCATCTAATGGGACTTGTGTTTGTATTACTGTATTTACTATATTGGCTGTTTTTCCTACGGCTTTTATAGCTGCTGCTTCAGCATTAGATAATATTTGCCTACCATTCCAACGAGTCCAACCCATAATATACACCTACCTGACATAACATTCAAAATGATGTGTCTTACCATTCCGCGGATCATCAATTGGGTTGATTTTCAAAACTTCCATATTATTCCTAGTGTATGGGGTTATTTGATTTATCATCCAATAAGGCCAATTTATATCAATTCCACAATCATCTTTCAAGTATATAATTGCTGTTGATTGCACTTTCTCGTCTTTTTCTGTTGTTATAAGTTCGTTTCCAAACTCAACAAAACCAGAAATTAAAGAATTTGAAATGTCCGAGAAATCACCACTCGAATTTCTTTTTCTTTTTCTAAGTAAAATACTATGTGTCATTAAACTTGAAAAAGCTGCTAAACTCATATTATCACACCTTACAATTTATTATTCCGGATGAAATTAAAACTGAATCAGCAAAAATAATTTCATTTGGTAAAGCTGAATTATTTACATTGCTTTTTCCTACACTAAACCTACCTAATTTTAAATTGTTTGCCGCAGATGGTGGCTTATTATTATTATCAGTTAAATAAGAAATCATTGTTGCTACCCATAATTTAACAGCATCAATTTTACTTTGATGCAATGTTTGATATTGCCCTTTATATATTACTACCCAATCTGTCCAATTTATTTTGTATCCATTATTTGTAGGATAATTACCAATTCTGCTATCTAATAACTTACATGCAATCATTAGTCGCAAATTTGTACATTCACTCGCAGGTCTACCAGTTAATGTATTATATTCAGTAGATGTAATATACATTAAGCCCATCGCCTCCAAACTCCATCACTAGTGAATTTGTAAAATCAAAAATATTCCCATTTTTGTCATACTTCTACTCACATTCAGTTAATGATACAACTAAGTCTTGTTTTGTTCCAACCGCCGGAATTCCTTTAGCTTTGCATTTTCTTTGTAAATTTCTATAGCTCAAAGCTTCTAAAGGTTTTGATGTTTTATTTTTAGTTGCTATTTCAACAATATGACATTCTAGATAAGCCTTCACATCTATTTCTGACATATCGATAGTATCATTTTTTTTATATTTTTTATTTCTGTAAAATCTTTCTTTCAAAAATTTAACTTTCATAATTATAATTCCTATCTATTAACTACCTGGTGTCCCCAATACAGCAAATGGATACCTGGTGTCTTCATTTTTATTTAATCTATTGATTGGATTTGGGACTTGCCACGCAATTCTCATGCATGATCTCAACCCCACCATATTTTGTTGTGCTAAATTATACAAAATTTCACCACTCACAGGATCTTGAATTATTGCTTCAGTCATCAACTTCCATGTAATTTCTTTTCTAATAGCATATATTAATTTAGACCAATCTCCAGATATTAACAAACTTCTATCAGGTATAATGCTACCATTTCTTGGGAAAAACATTGGTTCTCCATCAAGCGTGTATACTGTTGAGCCTTGCATTCCTTCTTTTGCTAACGCTTTAAAAATTGGCTGGTTTGTACCATCGCGCAGTCCACGAAGTTTAGACCTCATCGTCATTGCACTTACATGTCCATTTACCATAAAACCATCTTCTTCAATTTTTTCTAATAACCCATTTTCACCTAAAATATCGTCGTAAATATCGCCGACACTGCCATATTGAACGTAATTCCCAGCCGCCATGCAAGCAGCTACAATATTTGTAGGCCACACCGCCGGAGCGTTAATTCCATAATATACAGCCTGGTCAAATGCTAGACCATAGGCTTCTAAAAGCTTTGGTTTTATTTCGCCCCATAAATCATAATCCGAATCATCCAAAACTGATTCAGGTATAGCAACTATAACGTTTAATTCTTCAGCATCCAAATATTTATTTTCCCACATGATTCTTGTTGTTTTCTTCCATCCTAAATCGCCAACATCACCCGGGCCGGGATTTGTAAAATATGCAGTGGGTAGAACTGAAAGAACCGGGATTCTTCTTTGAGCTCTAGACATGTTTGGCGCACGATAGGCTAAGCTCATTACACTTGACATCTCTGGAACCGATTCTATAATTTCCCTTTGATACTCTTCAGGCATAAGAGCCTCAGTACCAATTCGCGGAATATAACTCATTTATAACAACTCCTAAAAAATATTTTTATTTATCTTCCAGCAGCTTTTCTAATCAGATCATTAAAATTAAAATTTTTATTCCCCTTACTATTAACACTCTGATCATCACCAGTCCTTTTATGACCATCACTACTGGAATTTTTGACTAGCCATGGTTTTTTGGCTATAAGTTCTTTTAGTGCAATTTCAACACCTGTTACTTTCCCATTTTTGTCAACTTCAATATCATCTTTTTCTATCAAAGCATATGCGGCCTCATTATCAATCAAATTCATATTAGCAGACATAATTGTTACTTCACTTCGTATTAATCTTGAGTTAGCTTTTGAAATAGCCTCATTTGCTTTTTTCTGAGCATCTTCTTTTTCTGCAATTGCTTTTTCTTCAGCACTCATTTTAGAGCGCTCAATCTCTTTTTTAAATTCATCTTCTAGTTTATTTCTTTCTCTTTTTAATCTTTTTTCAATCAAAGTATCTAGGTCTTTTTGCGTAAATTTCATTTCTTTATCTTCTTTATCCTTAGAATTTTCCTTATCTTTAGAATCATCATTTTTATTATTATCTGTTGATTCTTCTTCTTTACCATCAGTGTTTTTCCCATCTTTGCCACTGTCGTTATCTTTTTCGCTATTAACTTCGCCTGGAATACCACCAATAATAGAAATAACAGGCCCTAAAAATAAAAAATAAAGCATTTTTTTAAATCTCATATTATAATTACCTCCATTTTAAGTCTGTAGACTTGTTACAATCCGCTTATAGTTCGTCAACTTAAATTTGCCATCAAAAAGATGTAATTTAATTGTATCATAATACGACAAAAAAAAGCAATATTTTACGTTATATTACTATATAGTCGAATATCAGAACAAAAAAAGAAAGGTATTATACCTTTCTTTTAATCTGGTTTAGTGAATATGTTTATTTTATTTTTGATACTGTTCTTTTTTTAATTGATATGTGATGATAGTTTTATTTTTGTATTTTTTTTCATAATAAACAGCAACTTTCGTATTATGTCTTTTTTTGAAATTTTCTATAGCTTGTGAAAATGCTTCTTCTGTATTATAATTTATTTTATAAAATATAATTTGTCTCATTATATTTACCAACCTTTCTTTTTCTTTTTTGCTCTTTCTATCTGTCCATATTTTAGATTTCTTTTTTGTTTCAACTTTTGAATAATTCCTTCATATTTTTTAGTTGCTTTATTAAGTAAAAATATTCTAGTTCGAGGAAGTTCATATAATTTAGTCTCATATTCTCTTATCTTTTTATTTATCTGTGTTAATTCTTTAGTGTCCTTTTCTCGCCTCATTTTACTTCTAAATTCTGTTATTTTTTGTTCTGTTTTTCCTTTAATCTGTCTGTGTTTATCTGTAATCCTATTTTTAATAGAATTCAACTCATTTTTAGCACTGTTAATACCGCTTGAATAAGAATTTTCCAATTCTCTTATAGAATTGTTCCCATCATCTTTAACTTTGTCTATTGATTTTATACATTCATTTTCAATAGAACCAAAACAATTATTTAAGTCGCTTTCTATTGCACTAAAAATATCATCAAACCAACTCATTTTTTTTACTCCCTTTTTTCAATATTTTGTTTTATAATCTATAATTTCATCAATGAAATTATCTTGTCTATTTGTAATTGAATTCAGCATAAATTGATATGTAATTGCATCTAATTTTATTGTTTTAATATTTTGTTTTATAATAGATATATTATCATGATAATTATCATTGTTTCCAAAATGATGTAATAAATCTAATTGTTTTCTATGTTGTTCA